TGAGGTCGTGACCACGACCCAAAGCTTCGAGACCTGTGACAATAGCAGGCTTCACGACACCCTTTGGAAGGGGCGGAAGACGCTTCTGCTTCGTCATGCGATCCATAAGACGGTTCACAAGGGGAAGCTGAAACTCTTGAGAGAGGACGGAGTAGACACCACCAAGGGCATCTTCCAACTCAGCCGCCATAAAGCGGACTTCCTCTGCTGTCACTCGTTCAGCATTACGCTGCACGGCGCTGTTCATTAGGAACGCCATAGCGAGTCGGTCGGTAATCGTCTTAGCGGCCTCGTAGGCGATACGCATATCAGCCTGTTTTTGAGTCTGAAGGGACGTGACATCATCAGCCTTGCCAATAATCACATCGCCGCTTTCCGCTTTGGTCACATCCTTGAGCCTAGTAACACCGTTGGGGTTCAACAGGTAGACCACTTTGGCTGCAACGGCGCTCGCCTCAACGATTGCCTTAGACAGACCTTCAAGCGAAATAAGATCACCTAGGTACTCCTCAACATAGGAGCGACCATAGTCTTCGCCATCAATAGCACTCCACCGGAGAGCCATGAACGGAGGTTTGTCGATAGGGAAGCGGCCTTCAGAGCCGGGAACAACCTTACCGTTAATCTCCTGATACATCTTCCAGTGAACGCGCTCGCTTTCATCGTCGCACCGATAGAAGCGAGTGTAGACCTTCACGGTCTTTTCGAGTTCCATCTCCTCTCCTTCACCGCCATTATCGTCGGTGTCATCGAGAAGCTCGTATTCAGTTTTTGAGAGGGAGTAGGGGCTTACCTCGTCTTTTGCAATAACGTCGAGGACATTGCCCTGCACATCGCGCTTAACGACATAACTGTCCATGCGCCAGATGCGGTAGCCTTCTTTAGGCAAGTAGACAAGCGCGTTGCCTGCTACGATCAAATGCTTCAATGCGAGAAATGCAGGAGAGCGAAGGCCAGTGCCTTCAATCTCACTCTGAACGGCTCGCTCAATCTTTGAGAGACCCTCGTCCACCACAGCCTTCTTACCGGGAGCACCAGCAAGTTCGTCCATCGTAAAGTCATCAACGACCAAACGGAAGAACGGTGAGTTAGGCGGCAGCAGCGAGAGCAATAATTTGGAGGCTAGGTTATTTACACCTCTAGCTCCGATGCCTTGCCACGGAGTGTAATAAATCGTGGATTTTGAGTGCGCCGCTGGCGGCACAAGAGTCGGGATTGTTAGCTCGCTACAACGGCGAGCGCGATCCAGAAACGTAAGGCGATCAGACTCTAGTCGGTGATAACGTGCCTCACACGTCATCAGAGAGTCAGACATTCACATCTCACATAGTAATGCCAAGGCCAGAACCGCCACCACTTTGTGCGGGAGCCGTGTCATTGATTCCAAGACCGGAGTTACGATACTTTTTCGTGCCTGTTGCACGACGATCAAGCGTCTCAGCCTGCTTGGGAGCAGACGTAGCCGGGGCGCTCTGCTCCAACACCGGAGGCGGCGGGGGCGGAGGCGGCGGCGGAGGCGCAGGATCAGGGCTACTTCCGAAGCACATCCTCTATATCTCCTAACATATTATTTCGTTGTTCTTTGTGGAGCATCTGTAAGTGTCTGACGACACCCGCTGCACCACGGTTAATCCAAATCTCCCGGTCAGACTGACTAGGTTCTGGAGCTACGTCGGGATAGAGCCGCTGGAGATATTCCAGCAGCCCATCCTCGATGTACGGTGTTCTAATTTCGTCCATTAGATTCCACAGGACCCGCCTTTACCTGTGATGTCACAGATGTCGTGGGTCTGTACGTTCTCTTCAAACTCTGTACCTAGCGCATTCTTTGCGTCAGCGTAAGGAATAGCCGTGAGAGGCTGACCGCCACGTGCGCCATCGGGATAACAAGTGAACCCACGCAAGCGATGAGCGTAGCGAGCCAGAGTGCTGGCAAATCCTGCAACGGTATCTTCGTTGTTAAGCTTTGAACCCCATGCAGGAAGGTTGATGGTAGACGAGATAGACTGGTCCACATAGTCTTGAACGTCTGCTTGGAACTTGATGCGACGTTCATAATCTTGTGCAAGGTCGAGTGCACTTTCGATGTTAGCTGGGTCAACGCCATAGAGATCAATTAACTCCTGTGCAGCAGAGTCCACCACGTATTGGTAGTGCCACTTGGTTCCTTTTAGGTATCGCCTCTTGTAAGCCACAGCAAACAAAGGCTCAACGCCTGTTGTAGTGCCGGCGAGAATGCCAATAGTCCCGGTAGGAGCGATAGCACGTACAGCCACAGGACGGCTAACACCAAGAGCATCAGAATAGGCACGAGCAGTTTCATCGCTCACTCCTTTGTAGACGGAGAGCCAACGATGCAGCTCAGGCGTCACTTCGTATTTGGAGCCACGTTTGATCAGCCATTCATGGATGCCCATGAGGCCAAGGCCAAGGCGGCGGTTCTTTTCACGGGTCTCATAGACCTTAGCGTAGGGAAGCTT